GGCGCACAATAATGTGGCCTATTAAACTTGCTTAAATAAGGAGGATAATATGACAGCACTAGATTTAATCAATAAATTTAATAAAGACGTTTGGAATCATTCAGACAGAATGTTTGGTGATGCATTTGACTCTATCTTTGATAGTTGGTCAAAGGCTCAATCGTTTCCATTTTACAATGTAGTAAAATATGGAAAAGGTGAGTACGGTCTTGAATTAGGTTTAGCTGGCTTTAATAAAAAGAATGTTAAAGTTGCATACCAAGATGGTGTATTAACTGTTTCTGGTCAAGTAGATGACAAAGAAAAAGAATACATTGAAAAAGGTTTAGCAGCTAGAAAATTCTTTAAACAATTTGCATTACATCAAGATGTAATTGTTAATGAAGCTAAGATGGAAGATGGCGTACTAACAGTTAAGTTAGGTGTTAATGAGCCAGAAGAAATCAAACCTATCGATATAGAAGTTAAATAGTTATCCAAAATAACATTTATTTTTATACCAGTGACAATTAAGGCTTTGTTCATTATTTAATGGTAAAGGTTTTTTATCTTTACCGTAAAGATTAACTTCACATAATGGACAAATGCCTGTCACGTTTAAAGGTAGACCAGCTTTTTTTCTTTCTCTTTGGTTCTTTTTATTGTTTCTTGTTTTTAAGTTATCCATATTACTCCTTTCTAATTTTTCCACAATGAAAACCTATTGTTTGCATACCTTCTATAAAGTGTATGTTAGGTTTATCTACGTGCACTAATTGTTTCATATACCAATCAATGCAAGGTTCATTAATTTTATATTCCTTGTGTTCAACTTCTCCATTAGCTAACAAAAAGAAAATTGTTATAATTTTTAAATCCATTCTTTTAATTCCTCTCCCATTACTTGAGAAGCAATGTTAATTTTTTTACGTAATGCTTTTACTATTCTTTCATCAACTGTTTTTTCAGTTATGAAATCTATGTACGTTACTGATTTCTTTTGTCCTATTCTATGTGCTCTGTCTTCTGATTGCATACGTTTTTCTAAATCATATCCATTAGAATAATATATTACATTGTTAGCTGATGTTAATGTAATACCATAACCACCTGTCTGTGGGTTACCAACAAAGAATCTAACATTGTCATTGTTTTGAAATTTTTCTATGTTCTTTGATCTATCATCATTAGAAGTTTTACCGTAGTAAGCAACTACAGATTCTTCACCATATTCTTTCTGTATGGCTTTAACAATATTTTCTACATCATAAATATAGTTTGCCCAAATAATTGCTTTGCCTTCTATTTCATCTAATACAGATATTAATTCATTAATTCTATTACTTTTAACTTCTTGTATGGTCCCATCATCAGATTTAAAATGACCACAAGTAATTTGATGCAATCTCATTATTTGAGTTAACACGTGAGGTGCTGTAGATATTTTTCCATTTAATTCTGCAAGTGCAAGTTTTTTCATAGTGACATACATTTTAGTTTGTTCTGGAGTTAATTCTACAATACGTTTTGTATAAACTTTTGGAGGTAAATCCAAACAATCTTCTTTTAATACACGGTGCGAGAATGGTTCTACTTTTGATGATAATTCATCTAATCTTCTATAACTTGCAATGATCTGCACCTGACGACCACCAAAATTTCTGCTGACCATTTGTGCATACCTTGATCTAAATGCAAAATAAGAATCAAAACCTAATAAATCAGGATCTAAAAAATAACATTGCATATATAAATCTAAAGGTGATTTAGTAATAGGTGAACCTGTTAATATTCTTTTGTACTTAGCATTCATACCAACTTTTACAATTGACTTAGTTCTAATAGCTTTAGGATTTTTAATCGTAGTAGATTCATCTATTGCCATTAAAGTTTTATGTGAGTTAACAAACTTATGTGCAAACTCCAAACCACGTGCTGTACTAAATGCTTCTACGTTCATTAATAAAATGTGAAGCTTAACTTCTGGTTTAAAAACTTTTGATAATTCTTTTATGTTTTTTTCTGAAGTAGATGTATTCCATAATACTACTTCTTTATCTATATGATCAGGTAAGTGATTTGGTATTTCAGAATTTAACCAATTTTTATATACACCTTTAGGTGCAACAATTAATGCACCATCAATATATCCTTTGTCATAAAGTATGGCTATGTTATCAACTAAAACTTTAGATTTACCAGTACCCATTTCCATAAAGTATGCAAAATTCTTTTTATCAAATGATCGTTCTAATGAATCAATTTGATGTTTATATGGTTTAGTTTTAAATTTATAAAATTTAATCATTTTCTTTCTTGACAATTAATATAATCACCACTATATAGTTTGTCAAGAATTAAGAAATGAAAACTAAAATTTTTAAGTTATACAAAGAAGATAGCTTACAGGAGTTCTTGGCATTTAAAAAACAGAACCCTAAAGAAGATTTTGTATACGTATTACAACAGCCACCTGCAAATATTAATATATTAAGTGCATCTGACTTTGGCTACCTTGTCTTATGTATGCCACAATTTGAACAGATAATCTTTAGTCCTGGACCTTATGTATTTAAGATGAGAAAAAATTTACAGGATTATAGACCACAAGATTATGTATTGTTAACTGGAGATCCTGCTATCATTGGCGTATCTTGTGCAATCATAAGTAACCAAACAAATGGTCAATTTAAACTATTGAAATGGGATAGAAGAGAATATAAATATTACCCAATAGAATTTGATCTATATCAGAAAGGAGATATAAAATGAGTGAGATAAGTAAGATAATGGCAGAAGACAGCCAAGACTTAATTAATGATTTAGAATCTACTGACATTGCAGAACAATGCATAAATTTAAAAAAGTTAGAAGATGAAATATCAATTAAGGAAGAAGAAATAAAAAAATTAAAAAAACAAGCAGAACAAATTAGTTCTTCAATCATTCCTGAATTAATGGAGATGCAGGGATTAAAACAAATTAAACTAGCTGATGGAAGTTCAGTAACGGTAAACAAAAGTTATTTCTGTACCGTTAACAAAGAACAAATTGATTCAGCATATAACTGGCTTCGGGAAAACGGACTAGGGGACCTTATTAAAAATGAAGTAAGTGTTTCTTTTGGTCTGAACGAAGATGACAAGGCGAGATCATTACTCGACCTTGCGGCCAATCAAGGCTATCAGCCTACTCAAAAACAAAAGGTAGAGCCGATGGTCTTGAAGGCCCTATATAGGGAGCGTATTGAAAAAGGCCTAGATATGCCTCCTGATCTTTTTAACTTGTTTATAAAAGATCAAACAAAAATCGGCCGTAATAAATAATGGAGAAAAATAATGGCTAATGAAATAATGGCAAACAATAAAACAAAAGTCTCCTTAACATTGTTTAAGGACGACTTGGACAAAGGCTTTGAGAATATGGGTAATGATGATATGTCATTACCTTTTATCAGAGTACTAGGTCAACTATCTCCTCAAATAACTCCAGGTGATTCTAAATACATTGATGGTGCTAAACCAGGAATGATATTTAATACAGTCACTGGTGAATTGTTTGATGGAGCAAAAGGTATTTCAGTAATACCTTGCTTATATAAAAAAGAGTATCCTGAATGGAGAGACAGAGGCGATGGTCCTGGAGCTCCAGTTGCGGTACATCAACCTAACAGTTCAATTATCAGCACTGGTAAAAAAGAAGGTGGAAAGATTAGATTACCTAACGGTAACTATGTTGAAGAAACCGCTGTTTACTGTGTAATGGCTGAAAATAAATCAGGTGGTCTTGCACCAGCTTTGATTACAATGAAGTCAACGCAATTGAACGTAAGCAGAAGATGGAACGCTATGATGAGAGGCACTCAAATATTAGTTGATGGCAAGTATCATAGAATACCAATGCACGGTGCAATGTATAAACTTAAATCTGTATTACAAAAGAACGATAAAGGTTCTTGGTATGGATGGACAGTTGAACAAGATAGAATTTTAAGTGATGATGATAAACAGATTTACTTAGAATCTAGAAAATTTGCTAATGAGATTAGCAAAGACGGCGTGCAAGCATATGGTGAAGAAGAGAAGAGTGAAAGTAAAACTCCCTTTTAATTAATCGAGGAGGGGCCTTCGGGCCCCTTAACAAAATGACAGAAGAATTTAAAAAAATATTTGAAGGACTAGATAGCGCGTATGGCCAATATATAAAAGGGGATCGCGGATCGAATGGAAAACAAGGCGGCAAAGCTTTTATCCAAAGAAAACCTATTACAGATCAATTATGGCAAGACCATTTAGATGGTAAAGAACCTGCACTAGGAATTATTCCAATTAATAAAGACAACAAATGTAAATGGGGATGCATAGACATTGACGTTTACAATTTAAATCACAAAGAATTAATAAATCAAATCAATCAATTAAAATTACCTTTGATAACTTTTAGATCAAAGTCAGGTGGAGCACACGTATTTTTATTTACAAAAGAATTTATATCTGCAGCATTAATGCAAACCAAGTTAAAAGAAATAGCAACTGGTCTTGGATATGAAGACTCAGAAATATTTCCTAAACAAACTGAGATACTAGTGGAACGAGGAGATACAGGTAATTTTTTAAATTTACCTTATCACAACGTAAACAAAAGTTTAAGATACGCATACGATGATAATGCAAACGCATTAGACTTAAAACAATTTTTTGATTTATATAATCAACGTGCTTGCAATGAGGATCAAGTCATTAGCATACAAATAGATAAACCAAAGATACAAGAAGCTTTTGAACAAGGACCACCTTGTTTAAATAAATTAGCAATGGAAGGTTTTGGTGAAGGTGGCAGAAACAATGCATTGTTTAACATAGGAGTGTTTTATAAAAAAGTAGATCCAGATAAGTGGAAAGATTTATTAGAAGAAGCAAATGTAAAATATATGGACCCACCTTTAAAATCAGATGAGGTACAAGGTGTCATAAAATCATTAATGAAGAAAGGATATGATAAATACAAATGCAAAGATGAACCAATTAGAAGTAAATGCAAACCTGCATTATGCAGATTAAAAAAATTTGGTGTTGGTTATGACGAAGAACAAATGCCGGTATTACAAAACTTAACTAAGATAGATTCTAAACCACCTCAATGGTTTTTAGATGTAGATGGTAAACGAATAGAATTAAATACAGAACAACTTTATTCACAAGTTGAATTTGCTAAAGCGTGTTTAGATCAATCTAATTTAATTATACCTACTATGAAAGCACAAGACTGGAGACAAGTTTTTCTAAAACCTCTAATGCCTCCTACTGTCATTGCACCTTTGGAATCGTTAGATAAAAATACTCAACTTACTAGTTTAATATTGGAGTTTACGACTAATCGTGCAATGGCAAGAAGGAAAGAAGATATACTTAATCGTATGGCGTGGACAGATGATGATAATCAATTTACATATTTTAGATTAGATGACTTCTTTAACTTTGCAAAAAGAAATAATTGGGAAAAGAATAAAAATGAAACAGGTAATTTAATCAAACAATCAAGTTTTTTTGAGGCTGAACCTAGAATGAGAATAGGAATTCATAGCATTCACGTAATTAAAATTAAAGCAATGAAGAAACAAGAACCTTCAATGCCTGAAGTTAAGTACCAAGAAAATCATTTTTAGTTTATGAAGACCATAATATTAGGACCACCTGGAACAGGTAAGACAACTACATTATTAAATTTAGTTGATGAATTTTTACAAAGTGGAATAAGACCAAAGGAGATTGGTTATTTTTCATTTACTAGAAAAGCTGCACAAGAAGCAATAGACAGAGCATCAAAAAGATTTAACCTAGATGCATCAAAAGAATTAATTTACTTTAGAACCCTACATTCCTTTGCATTTAGACTACTAGGCGTAAAGAAAGAAATGATTATGAATAATTCAGACTACAGAGAGTTTGGAGAAAAGTTTGGCATACCTGTAAAGTATGCAGAATATTCTGATGAAGATGGAATCTTTAATGTAGATAGTCCTTATTTAAGAGTGATAAACAATGCAAGAGTAAGAGGCATATCTGTTTTAGAGGAGTATGATAAAAATTTACACACCATAGACATTGAAAGAGATACATTAATTTTATTGGATAGAGAGTTAGCTGAGTTTAAAAAACAAAAGAAGATGAAAGACTTTACTGATCTAATCATAGAGTTTACGCAAAAAGATTTATCACCAAAGTTTAAAGTATTATTTATTGATGAAGCACAAGATTTATCATTTGTGCAATGGCAAATGGTTAAATCAATGTGGAATAAATCTGAAAAGACTTATATTGCAGGTGATGATGATCAAGCAATATTTGAATGGGCTGGTGCAGACATAAGTCACTTTGTATCATTAAAAGAAGAGGTAGATAACATACAAACATTGAATGTATCATACAGAATACCAGGGGGTCCTATTCACGAATTATCACAAAGAATCATAAACAATGTGCAAAATAGGTATAAAAAACAATACAAACCAAAAGCAGACAGAGGCGTATTAAAGTATTATACTGATGTTACACAAGTCGATATGTCAAAAGGAAAATGGCTTGTATTAGCTACTTCACACTTCTTCTTAGAAGACGTTAAAGACTTGTGTGAATTACAAGGTTGGTACTACACACACAAAGGTAAAAACTCAATACCTTTGGAGCTGCTTCTTGCAATCAATAATTGGGAGCAATGGAGAAATGGTAGTCTTTTAAGTTTTTTAGAAATTAAAAACATATACAGTTTCTTAGGACCATCAGTTGCACCAGGATTTCATCAAGTTAAAACATTAAGATCAGAAGAGAAGTACACAATTGAAGATTGCAAAAATCATCACGGTCTGATAAAGATAGGAGCGTGGTACGAAACTTTTCAAAAAATTTCTACCATAGAAGAGAACTACATTAGGAATATGTTGGCAAAAGGTGAACAAATAAATAAAGACCCAAGAATACGGTTATCTACAATGCACGCAGCCAAAGGTGGTGAAGAAGATAACGTATTAATCATTTCTGATTTAACTAAAGCAGCAACAATAAGTAATGAAAAGAATCCAGATGAAACTAGAAGATTATTTTATGTTGCAACAACAAGAGTTAAAAAAGAATTACATATCGTTGAACCAAAAAACTTTGAGAAAGCATTCATACTATGACAGATAAAAATATGTTTAAGGAAGTTAAATATTCATCACTTGAAAAACAAGTAGGTGGTAAACATTATAAGATGGCTGTTGAACCTGCTTATTTTATAAATGAAAATAAGTTACTTTTCTGCGAAGGGAACGCTATTAAGTACATTTGTAGACACCAAAATAAAAACGGTGCTGAAGATATAAAGAAAGCAATTCACTATTTAGAAATGATATTGGAGAGAGATTATGAGTAGAGTACAAATACCTTTAATATTTAGACCA